GGATCCACCATGGTGGACAGTTCCCCGGCGGTCAGGCCGTTTCCGGCGCTTCCGGTTTCGGTGCATGTGGCCGCCACCTCCACCTCGGTGCCGCCCGGTGGGATCTCCGCGTATTCGTCCGTGGCAAAGTACACGGACCCGGAGGACGCCACCCTGGTGCCTTGCGGGATGGCCGTTGCAGTTTCCCGCTCCGCCGCCAGGGTAAAGCGCAGGGTACAGGTTGCCGCCGTGGCTGGGCTTCTGGTGACGCCCTTAAAAAGCGCCAGATTGTCCAGGTAGTCGGAATAGCTGTATTTCAATAGGCTTTGCTTTCCCTGCCGGTCTATGTACTGCATGGCCTGGTAGATCTGCGCCGCCGCGGCGTACAGGATCATGCGGTGGACGCTGGCACGGTCCAGGGAAACAGTCACGCCCTGGGCCTGCGTCATGTGTTCCTCATAATCGGCCACCATTTCGCTGCGCACATCTTCCACCGTCTTATTGTCAATAAAACTGATTTCCGGCGTGTTCTCGATTGCTGACATGTCAGGCACTTGTAATCACCACCTTGGGATAAAATACGCCCTCGCCGCCATGGGTCCATTGGACGGACTGCACCCGCACCTCCGGGATGAATTGGGCCGTCTTTTTCGTGATCTCCGCCGTGTAAAGGCTCTTTGCCACCTCCGGCGGCATGTCTACAAAATCCATGTTGATCCCAAATTCCCGATCCAGTGGCATGGTTCCCTCCCTGGTGGAGTAAAGCAAGGCCAGCTTTCGGTCCAGCTCCGCCATGGCGTCATTGGCAAATGTGAATTGCAGTTGAAAATCAAAAGGTGAAATATTCATGCGTATTCCTCCAGCGTGATGGACAGGGCGGCCTTGACCAGCTCTCCGCGGCTGAATATGGTGGACCAGGTTTCGCTTGATCCGGTCAGCCGAAACGGATTTTTTCCCACCGGCCTGTTGCCGATGACCAAATATTCCGCCGTCCCTGCCTCCACCATGCCCTCCACCGCCTCCAGCACGGACCGGGGTCGCACCCCCAGCCCGGCGGACAGGTATATGGTCAGGTTTACAGTCTGGAGGCCAGGGCCTAAAAACTCCGCCTTTGGCTTTGCTCCCATTGCTTCATGGATTGCCCAGCGCCCAGAGGTTTCCCTGGTCATTTCCTGGAGGATCAGGGCGGTTTCGTCGCTCACCTCAAAGACGATTTTCCGCCCCAGCGTTCCAATGGTCACAGCTTACCCTCCTATCCTCACATCAGGGCTGCCGCCCGTCACGGTCCCGCTCCCGCTGTGCGCGGTCAGGGCGTCGCCCGTGCGGGCCGCCGGCTTCCCGTTGATCCGCACCGTCCCGCTTCCGGCGCCCACGGCGCCCTTGCTGGACCCGCAGCACCCGTCCCGCTCGGTGGTAATGCTCCCCACCGTAGCGGCGGACAGGCCATTGATCCGCACTGTCCCCGAACACGCCCCGGAGATCTCCCCGCTGAACGGTTCCGGGGAGTGGGGCGGCACATGCCCTGTGTGTTCCCCGGCGGTGGTTCCCGCCACCGCGTCGGTTATTCTTGCCGCCTGCGGCATGGATCCCGCCTCCTTTAGTTCAGGTCGATAGTAGCGCCGTTGATGGTCACCGCCCCTCCGGCCTCAATGTTGATGGCCCCGGCGCATTGGATGGTCAGGGTGCTGCCGTCATACCGGATCATGGCTTCCCCCGGCGTCCGGCCCAGGTCCTTGCGGTACAGGCCCTCCGCGCCCTCCGGGGGCTTGTTATTGCCGGACCAATACCGGCCCAGCACCAGCCCCGCCTCGGTCCCGTTGGATAGGTGCAGCACCATTACGGGATCCCCCACCTTTGGCATGTTGTATTCTGTGCATAGCATGGGCAGTGGGGCGGTCACGCTGTTGTCCTTGTCTGGGTAGACCACCCGCACCAGGCCGGCGGCGTAGTCAATGGATGAAACCTTGCCCACCCTGAAAATTTCATTTGCCATGTCGTTCTCCTCAATCCGCTGTCAGGGCGTTGGCCGCGCTGATCAGCAGAGTGTCCAGCCATGCCAGGGAGGAGTAGGCGGTGGCCCAGTAGTCCGGGGAGTTGATCACCCCGGTGTTGGTCAGCACTTTCAGCGCCGCGTCCACCGTCGTGATACTTTTCCCGCCCAGGTTGACCTTGATCCGGGTTGCCATGTTCAGGATCAGGCCGTCCAGGTGCTTCACATCCTTGTAATGGGCCACCCAATACTCCGGGGAGGCCATGACGCCCACGGCGGCCAGCCGCTCTGTGGCGTCCTTGATCACTTCCTCGGTCATGGCTTCCACCAGGGACAGCTCCAGGTCCATGGTGTACCCCGCCCCGACATGGTGTGTAATGCTGTCTATGTAATACTTTCCAGACAGGCGCCCCAGGCCCACCACAGTGACACACTGGGAGGCCACCAGGGCGGCGTTTCCTGTCATGGTCACGGACAGGGTGGTGGCTCCGTGGTTCGCCTTGTCCACCGCTGCCTGGATCCTCCGCTCCGCGTCGGCCAGGTTGTCCGCTTTTCCCGATTGTTTCAAAATCCGGCTGCCGGTTCCAACCGTGGCCTTGATCTCCTCCTCGGTGATCGGGTCCGTGTAGGCGTACTCCCCTCCGGTGTATGTCCCGGCCAGTGTCTTTTTCCAGTTCCAGCTTTCAATGTCGCTTTCCCGTATGGTCAGCGCCGGGTCCTTTTTCTTGTATGCCTCCCGGTCAAATACCACGATTTTTTGGGCATACACTTTCATGGCGTAGCCGTATGTGTCGCACAGCTCCATGTAAAAATCGCAGTCGGTTTGCCCGGACTGTTCAATGGACTGGATCGTGAAAGGGGTCCCCTCCACATCCCACGCCAGGGTAATGCCTGCCCGGCTTGCGATCTCTTTCCCGATCTCCTGGACGGTGACCTTTTCCCAGGTCTTTGTCCGCTCTGTTTCCCGGAAAGCGCCGTCCGCCGGCACGGACACGGCGGAAATAGTCCCTGTGATAGGCCACCCCGCAAACTCGAAATTGTCCAGGATGAAAAACCCGCAGGGTAGGGCGCGGTTGTCGCCCTCCCGCTCCCAGTCGGAGAGTTTTATGGTGGCCTCCAGCGTATCGCCCGCCAGGGGCAGCCACGCCACCGTCCATTGCCTGTCCCGGTCGTGGATCGCAATGTCCAGGCTGTCCGCCTCTCCGCTGGCTGGGTCCGTGTAGGTGATCTCTGTGTTCTGGCCCAGCATTTTGCTTTGAACTGCCGCGCCGTTCCAGGTCAGATCTACCGCCGCCCTGCGTGTTTTCATGCTCCCGTCCTCCAGATCGGCATGTTTTCTGCCTTGTCATCCTCCGGCAGGTCCGGTGTTTGAAGCACCGTCCCCGCCTCAAATACGAAAATATCCAGCATGGGGAGGTTGTTCTGCATAAGCCAGCCTGTATATGTTTCACTTCCATATACCTTGTGCGCGATAGCGTCCCAGGCGTCCCCCTGTTGGGTGGTGTAGGTTTTTGCCATGTGCGTACCTCCTTACGCCGGGGCAAACTTTTTGCGCCGCTCCTCGGCTTTCATCTGCTTGTACATCTTTTTGAACTCCGCAAAACTCATGCGGGCGGCTTCCACGGCCTCCTCCTTGGTGGTGTTGCCGTAGAAATTAAACACAGGGGACCACACGATCCGGTCCCCGTCGCCGTTCTCCTGGCCGCCTCCGCCGCCTTTCGGTTTCGGCTTGGTCCATTCATCCAGCAGGGCCGCCAGTTTAGACAGCGGCATGACCGCCTCCGGCTCTCCGCCCTCACCGATCATGGCCAGTGTGGGGGCCGTGGCAATGCCGCCGGCAGCCAGGGCCGGAATGGTCGGGATATTGAAGCCCAGGGTTGTGCCGCCCACGCCCGGCACCCAGTCCGGGATTGTTACGGAAATGCTGTTTATTTTGGAAATAACCCAGTTGATTGCCGAAATTACCGCGTTTATAGGAACTTTTGCCAGGTTCACGATCATGCCGAACACATTTCCGAAAATGTCCACTATGTTCTGCCAGGCGGCGCCCCAGTTGCCAGAAAACACATTGGTTACAAACTCGATCAGGCTCGTTAAAATTGCAATCACATTTTGGATGTACGGTGCAAATGCCACAAAAGCGGCCTCCAGTCCCGCCAGCACAACGCTGGCCAGGTTCGACAGAACGGGGGCCAGGCTGGTTGCGATCAGGCTCACCAGGTTGCCAAATGCCTGTATGAGCGGCTGGACCTTTTGCCAGATCCCCATGGCCGCAGTGCGGAATTTTTCACTTCTGTTCCACAGGATCACAAAAGCACCCGCCACCGCCGCAATAATCGCTATAATGATGGTGAATTTTCCGCCCAGCAGTCCCACAACGGTTTTCAGGAGGCCGCCCTGCTTGACCGCCGTACCCAATACCGTGCCGATCCCCTTAATGGCCCCCGCTGCTTGCCCCGCTGTCCGCAGGGTTACGAAAGCCCCCGCTGCGGTGGCAACGGCCCCGGCCAGGGTCAGCAGCATGTCCTTGTTTTCCCCGATCCATTGGGCCGCTGTCTTGATCGTCGGGATGATATTGCTTTTCACATATCCACCCAGTTTTTCCACAGCGGTCTGCACATTTGGGATAACGGTTGCCGATAGGAAGTTCAGGCCGTCCAGTATGTACGGCTCCAGCTGTTCCCCGATGGTCCACAGGATCCCCTCCGCCTGGCGTTTCACTCCCTGCATTGCGCTCTCCAGGTCGTTGTATCGCACAGAATTGATCTGATCCAGTGCCCCTTTGGTGTCATAGGCTGCCGTGGAGGCGTCCGCCATTGCCTGCATGGCCTCCGCGCCCAGGTCCTCCCACATAGTTCCGAACAGGGCCACGCCCAGCGCGTCCCGCTTCACCTGATCGTCCATATCCATCAGGGTGTTTAACACATCAAAAAATGCCTTGTTTGCGTCCTCGCCGCCGCCGGCAAAGGTTTCCATCATGGCGTCGGCATTGTAGCCCAAATCCTGGAACGCCTGCACCGTGGTGTCGCTGCCGTCAATGGCTCGGATCGAAAACTCCTTGATGGCGTCGCCCACCTTGTCCAGGTTCCACGCCGTGCTGTCCGCGCCGCTTTGCAGCAGTTGGAACATGCCGTCCGCCGTAAATCCCAGTTTGGAGAACTGGCTGGAATACTCGTTGATGGTGTCGATCAGTTCCCCGGAGTAGTCCAGGCCGTTTTGGGCACCCGCCGCGATCAGGCTGAACGCCTCTTTTGCGGATCCGCCGAAATTCTTTGTAATGGCCGCCGCGGCGCGTGTGCTTTCCTCCACGCCGTACTCGAATGTGTCCCGGAGCGCCAGGGCCGCCTCCGTGGCCTCCTGGATTTCATCCGGGGATATGTTTTTCAGGTTCCTGTCCACCGTGGCCACAGCGTCCGCCGCGTCCTGGAGGTTTTCACCAAAATTGTTTTTGTAAACTGCCTCCATTGCTCCCTGGAGGTTGTCCAGTTCCTCGCCGGCGGCTCCGGTTGCCGCCGCCATGCTGTTCACGGCCTGCTCATGCTCCGTATAGGACTTGACAGCGGCCACGCCCACCGCAGTGGCCGCCGCCGCAGTTACGCCGGCGGCCACCTTGGCGGCTTTCCCGATCTTTTCCGCTGTCTTTGCCAGCTGGCCCAGGTTTTCGTCCGCGTCCAGGCAGGCTTTTTTCAAAGAGCTGTCCACTCTGCCGGCTATCTTGATCGCCAGCTCATAGGCTTTTCCTTTTGCCATATAACCTGATCGCCTCCTCCGCCAGTTCTTGCAATTCCTCTATGGGCAGGCCCATAAAGTAGTCAACCCCTGTCCGCAGCAGATAGGACAGGCCCACACAAGCCTTTCTGATTTCTGGCGGGGTCAGTCCTCGCCGTCCCCGCCGTAAAGAAAACCCGTGACCATGTTTTTCAGCTTAATGCCCTCCTTGGTGGGGAGGCCCTGGAAAAACTCCACAGGCTTGCCGGAGGCGCGGGCCGCCATATAAATGGCATAATCCACGGTCATTTCCGCCACAGGGTTCACAATGCCCAGTCTGGTCATGATCTTGCCCACGGCGCACAGGTCCGCCGCCGTCATGTCCTCCATGGCGGACAGGTCCACCTCGGTGTATTCCTGCTCCTCGAACTTGTACGGCTTGCGGAATTTCAGGACCAGGCTTTCCTCCTCCGGCTCCTCCGCGGTGGCCGCCGGTGCCAGTGCAGTGGTCTGATCCGCCTCCAGGGCGGCGTTGCTCTTGATTTCATCCATTTAGCACATCTCCTTGTATTCGGCCAGCAGATCCACGCCGTTGACCTTGTATGTGGGGTTCATCTTGTCCAGCTCCACGACGCTTTCCCCGTTTACCTCGATCAGGATATAGAGGATATTCAGGGTCACGCCGCTGTCCATTGTGCTGGCCCGTTTCAGCTTTCCGCCGGTCAGCTTGGCCGCCCGGCCCCGTACCACCACCCGGATGGACTTGGGCACGATGTTGCCGGAGCTGTCGATCTCCTGGGCTGCGCCCCGGATCGTCAGCTGCACCGCCCTGGTCTGGTCCATCATATTGGTGGCCTCTTTGTCCAGGGTGCGGAAAGGGATCTCCAGCTGCATATTTCCGAAATGGCCGATGGTGGGATCGTCGATCTCACCCAGGATCCCGGCGCCGCTCACCGTTTCGCTGGTGGCCTCAAAGTCCGGCAGGGTCAATTCATCCCCCACGCCCAGCAGCTTTTCTCCCTCGTTGTACACATTGTAGTTGTTTACCTTGGTCGGAATGTTCTTGCTCATGGGTTACTCGCCTCCTCCGGTCAGCGCGGCCTCCAGGGCCGCGGTGTCGTACTCGCGGATGTTCACAATCTTCTCCGCGGGGATGTATGGCGCCAGGTAGGTGTGGGTTGTCAGCTTGCCGTCCAGCAGGTCGGTGATCGGGTTTTCATCCTCCTTGAACTCCAGCCGATACCCGGCGCAGTAGTCGCGGGCCACATACCCGTTGCCAATGATGTTCTGGCTGTCCACGATGGACTGGATCAGCCGCTTGTTGCCCGGCTTGTCTACTTTCTGGAAGTAGGTCAGGATGAAGTTGTTTCCATCCCAGTCAAAAAACCGCCGCACCGCCAGCCAGCGGTCTTTCGGATCCGTGGTGGAGGGATAGGCTGCCGTGTTGTTGCCCCACAGTTTGAAACCGTTGGCATTGATGGCCGTGATCACGCCCTGGCCGTTCAGGAGGTTGGCCTGCTCCTGGTCCAGCGCCACCTCGGTTCCGTCATCCAGCACAGTGGCGGTGATTTTCAGGTCCTTATTGGAGGGGCTTTCATGGGGCACATCCTCGTTGGCTGCGTCGGTGGCCGCCGTTTCCGCTGCCGCCATGGCAGACAGGCAATAGATCTTTTCACCCACCGCTCCCTTGGGCCAGAATACCGCCGCGTGGTTGGAGCTTGCGCCCAGCTTTTCCTTGGCAGTCTTTACATCGGTGTACACCGTGGCGCCCGTGCTGTCTGCCGCAATGTCCAGATAGGTGTTGCAGTCGAAATTGCCGTTGATCTTGCCGGTCTTGGCCTGTAGTGCCGCCGCCACCACGGGATCGTGGGACCAGCCGGGGGCCAGCAGCAGGCCGGGCACCAGGCCCAGCTTGGGATAGATCTGGCGCACCAGCTCCAGGCCCGTTTCCTTGCCGGTTTCGGTGTCCACGCCGCCCACCACATCCTCCTTGGTCACGCCTGTGGGGTTCAGGCTGGTGGAGGAAACAGACAGGCTTTCCGCCTCCTTTGCCGTTTCGGAGATCAGCGTGATCACCACATTCCCGTCATCGTCGTGGGCCGCCGTGTAGTCCGTTTCTGCCACCAGCGGGGTGGTGTCTTTCTTCACCACCAGGGTGTCCAGCAGCACATAGGGCTTGGTATAGACCGCCTGCCCGTTGGCCACCGCGCAGTCCTCCTCCTCGTTGTTCTTGGTGTGCTTGGAATTGCCGGGGTCCAGCACATTCACCAGAATAATGGGGGCGTTATTGAACACCCGGAAATTTGCGTCAATGCTCTGGCAAAGGGTGAAGTTTTTGAAATCGTCGGAATAGCCCACAGCGGCCTGGCACTCCGCAAAGCTGTAACACAGTTTCGGGGTGTTGGCCGCTTTGGTCGGATCGTCCGCCAGGTGAACGGGTGCCGTGCCGAAAATCACCTGGAGGGCGGCGCTGCTTCGGATCGGCGTGGTCAGGCTCGTGGCCTGCTCCTGGTTGTACACGCCATGCTGATAGGTTGCCATGTTGCTTTACCTCCTGTTAGTTTCGTTTCTGTGCCTTTCGGTACAGGGCATAAATGGGTCCGGTTTTCTCCCGCAGCTGGCGCATGGCCTCCGGCAGCTGGTCCAGCGGTACGGTTAGGCCGCCCAGCACCGGGGTTTTCTTTTGCGCCGCCGCCAGGGCCTCCGGTATGCCTCCCCGGTAGGATGTGAATTGCTTGGCCACTCCGGGGATCGTTGGGCCGCAGTACACCAGCGTGCCGGCCTCCGCCGCCGGTTTGGTCTGTTTCTTTGCTGTCATGCTTCTGGCACCTCCTTGTGGACCGCCGGCGCCTGGATCCGCAGGGACATGGCCGTGAAATAGTACGGGTGTGTGTCCTCCTCCTGGGTGGTCCACTCCATAGGGTAAAGGACTTCCCATCGGTTGCCGATCACGGCGCAGGCGGAATAGTGATGATAAATTTTGTTGATGATGTGCAGGGCGTCCCGGTAGCCTTGGCGCCCCGGATCGGGGTCGTAGACACAGGTCACCAGCACCGCGTCAATGATCTGCGGGTCATCGTCGCTTTCGGTCTTTCCTCCCCGGAGGCGCACCACCACATAAGGCTCCGGCGGCGCCTCCCTGTCCATGGCTTCATCGTCGCTTTCCCGGATCGGCACATCCTGTGGGTAGATCTGGATCTCCCGCTCGACGCCCAGGGAGTTTTTCAGCCTCTCATGGGCAAAAAGCGCCTTTAGGTCCGCCACCATGGCGTCCTGCAAAAATTCTTGGGTCACATGCTTGCGCCTCCTTGACTTTTTACCGTTTCTTCCCTATAATTACGGTTGTGTTAATGTTCAGAAAAGTGTGGTAATAATCAGCATAAAAGAGCATGGAAAGGGTGGTAAAATGAAAGGGAAAGGGCTGTATATTGCCGCTGGTGTCGTTCTCGTTCTCGCGCTTGGGTGCCTGTTTACCGGGGAGGTGCAGTCATTTGGAGGCGGTGTCATACTCGCCGCTGCCCTGGTTGCATATAGCCAGTGGAAAAAGAAACATCCCGTAAGCAAGACAAGCGAACTGCGCACGATAGAGGGGAGAGAGGGGAGTAAAACGATCCGTGAAACGGTTTCGTATTTCCTGATTTTCCCGCGTAAAAAAAACGAACTTGTTTCTATCCATAGTCGGCATTGCCCCATTGGGCACTCATTTGGGGAATGGAACGAAAAAGTACACCGTGGGGCGGCCCAGTCTGACCGTTTTGAAAAAGCGTCCCATGAGTGTTTGGGGCTGATCAGCTATGATGTGGACAGCGGTACAGCAAAGGTTAGCGGTTCCACCGGAACGGAATACACCACCACACTGGACTATTGCTCTTGCCCTGATTTTGATAAACGCAGTAAACCGTGCAAGCACATTTATTTCCTTGCCCTGCAAATGGGCTACACCAGCGACGATTTTTATAATTGCTGACTTTTGCGGCCCCTCTGCGGGGCCGCTTTTTTATGCCGCTCTCCCGAAACCGTCCAGGACCCGCTCCACCTCCCGCTGGATGTGCTTTTGCAGGATGGTGTAATAGTCCTGTGTGGTTTCCTCGTAGGTCTTGCCGTATGCCATGGGCACCGCCGGGGCCATAAGGGACTTTACCGGCAGTCTTGCGCGGCCTACGCGCTGCACAATGGCCGTGTGTCCGCTCTTGAAAGTGGTTTCAAAGGCTTTTCGCCCGTCCACCTCCAGCGCCGTCATGGCGCTTTCATTCAGCACTTTCAGCATAGCCGCCGTGGTTTCGGTGTTCTTCCTGGTCATGTATGCCATGGCCTCCACCATGCCGCCCCTGGAGATCAGCGTGGCGGATGTGGCGGACCCCTTGGCTCTCTCCAGATACATGCCGCCCCGCTTCTTGTCGGTCAGGATCTTCTTGTCATTGATGGCATAGCGTTTTCTGGTCCTCTGGCCGATCTTCCGCTTCATTTCGTTGGCCGTTGCGTTCAGTGCGCTGGCCAGCACATCGGGGGCTTTCATCCGGTTGGGCAGGGTGTCCAGCTGGCGTATGATCTTTTCGATCTCCGCTTGGGTGTTAATTTCCAGCATAGCGCCGTTTTCGCTCACGATCTCACCGCCTCCAGCGTAATGGCCAGCATACCGACCTCCTCGGTGCAGTCGGCCACCCGGAACAGGCGCCCGTCAAAATTGATCTGTTTCCCATGGGCGGGCCGCGGTCCATATTCCTCCTTGGCCACATAGATCAGCCGGCGGGCTTTGTAGGTCCCATCCACCTGGATCCCCATTTTTGACTTGTCCCGCTCCAGCAGTTCGTTTTCATCCACCACCACGGTCATGGGTCTGCCGTCTATGGTGTGGGTGTCCGCGAACTCCTGGCCGTTTAGAAACACGGTGGAAATATCAGCCGTCACCAGATCCTTGAAGCCAGGGGCGCCCATCACTGGGCGCTCCCTGCTTCTTTGGCGGGGGCCTGTACGGGGACCGCCGCGATCAGCTCCGCCCGCTCCCTGTTGTTCTTGGCGTTGGAAATGTCCACGCCCAGGTCTGCGGCCAGCTGCTCCAGTTCGGCCTTTTTCATGGTGGCCAGCTGTTCAGCGTCCAGGTGGCCCTCCACCATTTCCGTCTCCTGGCCGTTTTCCTCGGCCTCCTGGCCCTCGTTCTGCTCCTGGCTGCCCTGGGACCCGTCCGCCTGTTCGGCGCTCTCCTGGGCCTCCTGGCGGCTTTCCTGTGCCTCCTGGCCGCCCCATTCCGCGCTCTTGGCGTTCAGCCATGCGGTGACCATCTTCTGGTCATTGGCTGGGAGGGTGTCGCCCGCGTCATACATCCGCCCCAGGTACAGCACGGGGCGCTTGGCGATCAGCTTTTTCATGCCTTACGCCCTCCTTATGCCCGCTCGGTGGCTTTCAGCGTTCCGCCGGTGGCCACGGTAATGTCGTACACCTTTCCGTCCTCGCCTTTCATGGCCAGACTGTTGTGGACTGCTGGTGCGCCGTCCGGGTCCCCAATGTTCACCAGCACGGTGGCGTCGCTGGCCTCCGCCGTTGCGGCTGCATAGCCGGCGGGGATATTTCCCTTTTCGGTTGCGGTGATTTCGTCCTCCGCGGTGTCATAGTACACCGGGGCGCCCATGGTGATCTTCTCGGAGGCTTTCTTGTCCATGATGTACACGCCGGTGACATGCAGGGCGCCGGTTGCGCCCTCCGCAATGTCATTCCCGGCCACGCCGATCCGGTTCCCCAGGCTCACCACCTGGCCGTTGGCCACGGCGTCCTCGGCGGTGTAGTCCAGGGTTTCGCCTCTCTGCCAGTATCTTGCGTTCATTGCTCTGTACCTCCTTACTCGGTAATGGCTACGCCGTTATTGCGGACAATGCCGCGGTAGTCCATGACGGTGATACCCCAGTCCAGCCAAATGTCCCACACAAAGCCCAGGTAACCGGCCTTTTCGCTCCGGCGGAAACTGGGGGTTTCCACTCCGTTCAGGTAGTCCACCTGCACGCTCTTGGCTGTGGTCTTGTCGCCCACGATATACCAGGGCACCTCGCTGGATCCGGCCAGGGCGTTGATTGCGCCCTCCTCCACCACCTGGAGCTGGGTCCGGTACTTGTAAAGGGCGTTTGCGGTGTGGCTGCCAATGCCCTCCACATCCACCTGGGAGGTTTCAAGCAGCTGGGACATAAGGAAACCGTACCCCACAGGCACCAGGATGTACTTGGGCTGTACCATAATGCTTTCCCCAAAAGGATCCGTCTGGCGCAGCAGCTTCATCATCATTTTCTGGACGCTCTCAATGGTGGGGGCGGTGCCGGTGGCGATCAGGTTCTTGTGCGCGTCAGCTTCAAACAGGGTCACGCCGTCATATACGGCGGGGTTCTTCACGATGACCTCATACACCTGCTTGTTGATCTTCCGCTTTGCCACGCGGGCGTACTGGCCCGGCATTTCGGACAAAAAGCCAATGTCATCATTGATGAACGCCTCACGGGTCATGGTGAACTGGGTCCCGTAGGTGTCCAGCTTGCGCAGGGGGTTCATGTCGGTGTCCAGGGTGCTGTGCTTCAGCTCTCCGCCCTCGGTCACCTTGTCGAACTGGCCGCCGCCGATGGTGTATTCATGGGCCTTGCTGGGCTTGAAGTCCGGCAGGCTGCCCTTGCTGGTCCACAGGTCAAATGTGGTGGGCACAAGCTGGTACTGGTGTACAATGGATTTCTGGATGGCCTGATCCAGAATTGCGGGGAAAGAGGCCGTGGGGGAAAGGAACTGGCGCACCGCCATGTCCCACAGGTCATTCTTGCCCATGCGCAGCAGGGAGGTGGTGGACCCCTCGCCGCTCCGGGCCATGCACTCGATCATAAGGTCCCGCACAGACATGCCGCGCAGGCTGTCCGCCTCTCTGGCCGGATTGCTCACAGGGACGCCGGCACGCAGCAGCAGGGCGTCCACCGCTGCGTTGCGGAACTCATTGCCCTGGCCGTCATCGGTCCTGGTGCCCACGGGGCCGCCGTGGGAGATCATGAACTCCACCGCCGCCTGGCGCACCTGGTCCATGGTCTGGCCGCCGCGGATGTACTCCGCCGGATCCATGCCTACCTGCCGGCACAGGGCCACAATGTCGCTGTTGCGCTGGCGTTCTGCCTGCACCGCCGCCTGGCGTGTAGCGTCATTGTTTCTGCCCTCGCCCTCCGCACCGCCGGGATCGCCTGCGCCGCGGTTGCCCTCCGCAGGGTGTTCTCCGCCGCCCTGGTTGCCGTCCTGGCCTCCCGCGTTCCGGGCGGCGTCAATCTTTCCCTGGAGCTGGTCAAACTCCGCCTGCTCCTCGCGGGTCAGGCCCCGGCCCTCGTTCCGGGCGCCGTCCACAATCGCCTGCTGCCGGGCAATCATTTCCTGAATGTTCATTGCTTTCTTACCTCCTGAAAGTGTTTTTGTTCACCTGGATCTGCCGCTCGTATGCGGACAGGTCCGGCGTGCCTGTGTTTTCATCAGCTCTACCCACGCCCACGGTGTGGTCTGCCGGTACGGAAACAATGGAGATCTCCATGGGTGTCCATCGTCTTGCGATACTGCACGGGCCTGTAAATCGTCCGTCCGCCGATGTTGCCCCGGCCCGGACTTCCTCCCAGCTGTCCACTCTGTACCGCACCGATGTGGTTTTCAGTGTCCCGCTCTGCACCTTGCTGAAAACCTTTTCCGCGTCCTCGTCGGTGTCAAATTCCACTTCTGCCATACCGCGGTTGTTTTCCAGCCAGGCGCGGATCACGCGGCCCACTACTCTGTCCACATCGTGATTGAAAAGCAGGACGCCCACGGTGTTCAGGCGCCCCAGGTCTACGGCGCCCTCTGCATGGTCCAGGATCTCCATTCCGAAATAGCGGCGGTATGGCGTTTCGCTGGAAAAGCTAACTGTTCTCCGGCGGCTGTCCTGCCCCTCCTCCTGTCTAATCAGGATTTCCCCCATGCTCCTGGTTCCCTGGCTCTTGTCCCTGGGTTCCGGCGTTCTGCTGCGCTGCTGCTCCTTGGCCATAAATTACACCTCCCATCTCAATGCCGGCTTTACGGCCATATTTCAGGACCTCGGCCATTTCGTCCACGGCCTCTTTCCAGTCCTTGCCCTGTTCGGCTGCGACATCCTGGAATGTCTTTTGACCTGTTGCCAGGGCGGTTTTGGTGGCGGTGGTTTCCTTGGCCGGGTCGATCCATTTTTTCGGTGCCTGCACCCATTTGTGCGCCAGGTAATCCGCCTTTTTATCCCAAAATCCGGGCGGGTTGATCAGCCCGGTGAGATAACAGGAAATAACAAAAGTTTCGTAGATCTCGCTCATGATCTCGGTCAGCAGCTCGATCTCTGCCGCGAATGTGGCTTCATCCTCATTCGCTCCCTGCCGTGCGCTGGAATAATTGCTTTCCGACATGTCCCGGCTGGTGGCCTCGTAGCTCATGCCCTGGCCAGCTCCGATCAAGCGCCATTGCATTTTCAGGAATTGGGAGGCGTCCGATCCCGCGCTTTTCGGCTCCACAGTTTCGATACTGTCCCCCACATTCATTTCCTTGATCATGCCGGGGGTTAGGCTCTTGCCCTCATAGGCCACTCGGTCCCCGCCGGACACCACGCCGCCGCGGCCAAATCCGCCCGTAGGGGTTGCCCGCTTAATGAACACGGCCAGGCAGGCCGCGATCCGCTCCTTGACGGAAACGGCTGTGATAAATTCGTTTGTGTCCCGTACCCGCGTAATGGTAGGGGACAGGTCCGAAACCTCACGCAGCTGGCTGGGTCGGTGCTTGGTCCAGTATGGGATCACATGCTTGGCCTCGATATACACCGGGGTGGTCAGCTTCCAGCCCTCCACATCGTACTGCTGGATAAAATAGCCCACCGCCCGGCGGGCCGGGTCATACTCAATCCCGCCAACCACGGTGTTTCCCTTGTGCCTTGGGATAGAGGCGGTGGTGTCCAGTTCGTCCACCTCGATCATTTGGAGCTTGAACGGCACCAGGCCACCCCTCGTGTATCGCTTGATGAACAGGATCCCGCCGTCCACCTGCTTCCGTGTCACAGCCATGCGCATGATCTGATTGAAATACTGTGACGCGGTTATGTCGCAGTTTTCCTTGCGGCACCATTGCTTCCACAGTTTTTCCAGCTGGTCGTTTAACAGTTCGCTCTCTGTCTTTGGCTGGAGTTTATAGCCTTTCCCGATCACATTCCGCCGAAATGCGTGGATCACGGACTGGGCAATGTCGCTGTTGCGTTCCAGGTCGCGGGCGCGGGCGCGGATCACATCCCGGCTGTAACGGTCTGTCAGTTCCGCGCTTTCGTTGAAAACCCGCCACCCGGCATTTAGGCGCCCATGGCTGGCCGCGTCATATCCCCGCAGCTCCTCCAGGGCTTGCCGCCACGCCTCCCGCCGGTAGCCTCTTTCCGGCGAAATTGCGGTGATGATGTTATCCAAAAATCCCATGCGGCGCGGTCACCTCCCGTCAAAGTAGGCTACATAGGTTCGATCCAGCAGGTGGGAGGGTGTCCCCGCCACCACTTGGGCCTCCAGATCATCCCGCATGTCTTTCAGCATGGACAGGTCTGCCCGTGTCAGGGATCGGCTGCCGATCTTGTAGGACTGGCCGCCCACCAGCACCGCCGCAATGGCTTTGTTTACCTGTTCCAGCAGTTCCGCTGGTTTCATCTGTGTGTTTTCCATTTCGTCCTCCCGTTTTTATACCCAGCTTTCATTCTGCCGGATCCAGTTTTCCTCCGGGGTCGGCGCAGGCTCCGGTTTTGGCTTTTTGGGCTTCTCCGGTTCCTGGCTTTGCAGGTAGAGGGACCGTACACCCTGCATGTCTGCCGCCGCCGCGGCGTACACCTCGCAGTCCAGATAGTGGTTGTCTGCGTGGGTGGTTTTCGGCACCCATTTCTGCACCACTTTCCCGTTGGCCCGCTCGGTCACTTTATGCTCCGCGGTGACCTGCTCCGCATACTCCAGATCACATCCCTTGTAGACCATCCAGGATCCTTTCCCGTTTGGCTTCCTCATTCGGGCGGCAATCATGTCCTTGTATTTCCCGCCGTCCACCAGCACCAGTGTCATTCCGTTGGCGTTGCTGCCAGCCTTGTTGATCGTGGACAGGCGGTAGTTGGACAGCATGGTGCCGGTTCCCTTGCTGGGCAGCACCCAGTCCGAATTTAAGAGGCAGAAATCATAAACTTCATCCGTCTGGTCGCCGCTGTCCATCAGGGCCAGCGACACCAAAAGTCTTTGCCCGTCCGGGTGTATAAACTCGGTGTTCATGATCTGCGCCACCTCGTTCATGGATAGCGCCTGGCCGTGGGCAATGTTCTGGCTGGTCATGTAATCGCCCCAGGCCCGGATCGTCCAGTACAGGCAATTTTCCTGCACATCTATGCCGGCGGTGATCAGCTTTGTCCATTTCGGCAAGGCGTATGCCTCCACCTCGGTCTGCCGCTCCAGCACCAGCTCCGCATTGGTCCGCAGTTTGGTGTCCTCCCATGGCTCCGCCAGCCAGCTGTTGACAAAGTTTTGCAGCAGCTCCGGGTCATCCTTACACCGCAGGAACTCCTTGGCAATCTCTGAAAACCGCGTGAAAGGGGAGTACAGGGTGTTCAGCCAATAGGCCACGCTGGAGGGCCTTGCGGCGGTCTGTCGGACCGTCTGCCACCTGCCGGCGGCCAGTATTTTCCCCTTGTCCTGGTCAGTGATCACGGCTCCGCAGGCTTGGCAGACATAGGTTGCCATTTCCGCCCGCTCGGCGCTGTCCGGCACATCGTCCTTGCTCGGCCATTTCAGCTGCGCGAACACAAATTCGATGTACTCCCCGCAATGTGGGCATGGCACAAAGTAATGCTTTTCCGCTTCCGCCTCCTCCTTGGCTTTCCAGATGTGGCCGGATTTCAGCGTAGGGGTGGAGGCCATGAAGATCTTGCGGTTTGTGGTGTAGGTCTTGGTTCGCTCAATGGCCAGGGAAACCGGATCCGCCTCCCGTTTGGAGGCTCCCGGAAATTTGTCCACTTCGTCGAGAAACAGATACCGGATCGGTGTGGAGGAAAGGGAGGCCGGGCTGTTTGCTCCCGAAAGGAAAACGAACATGGTTTCAAATTTTAGCTTTAGCTTTTGGCTTTCCGCCTCCCGGTACTTGGCTGCCAGCGGTTTGCATTGCCGGATCATCGGCTCCAGCTTCGCCTCCACCGTCCGCTCTGCCAGTTTGTCGGATGGATAGACGATCATTGCTGGCGCCGGGTCCTGGTCAATCGCGCTGGCCAGCATGTTCTCCAGCGCCGTTGTGCCTCCCACCTGGGTGGGCTTCACAAATACGATCCGCTCCACATCCTCGTTGGAAAATGCGTCCATGATCTCCGCCAGATACGGGGTCACGCTGTTTCGGAATGGCCCCGGTATGGCGTTGGTGTCGGGCAGGACCCGCCATTTCTCCGCCCATTTGGAAACCGGCAGGCGTTCCGCTGGCCGCAGGGACAGGAGCGCCCGGTGGATCCACGACGGCACTGTGTACGGCTTTACCCTATACGGCCTCATGGCTCCGCCTCCTCCGGTCCGATCTCCGCCGCGTCAACGAATACGGCCAGCATGTCCTCCAGCTCCTTGCGCATTGCCTTTTCCATAGCCCTGGCCGTTTGTGGGTCTGCATATCCGGCTATGGATTTCACAGTGCGGGGCGGGATGTTCATGGCGAATTTCTTAAACATGGCCATGAAGTCTGCCAGATCTCTGGTGGCCTCCTCGGCCTTGATGTATTTTCCCTCGGCAATGGCGGTTTTCAGCTTGTGGAGCTGGCCCTGGCTCTCTTTCAGCTCCACCTCCGCCTCCAGCTTCCGCAGGTTCAGCTCTGCGGTGGAGCTGGCCGCCGCCGTTTCCTGGGCCTTTTGCTCGATGTGGGCAATATAACGCTGGATCGTTTCGCAGGTTTTATATTTTCGGGCGCCGCCGCCGGGCGGCACCTCGGTTTCCAGCACGCCGTCCTGGGTGAGCTGCTGGATCCTCCGTGTGGTTTTCCCCAGCAGCTTGGCCACCGCCGTAGTGCTGGCCCACTCCGGGACTGTATTCATGGCCGCCGGCGCTTTCGCCGCCTTGCTGGCCGCCCCTGTTTTGGCCTTTCCGGCCCCTTTTTTCTCCGCCACCGGCTGCACCTCCTTTTGTGCCGCTGGCCCGGTTCGCCCCGCCCTGCCGGATTTCGCTTTTTCGGCGTGGGCGATTTCGCGTTTTCATCCTCCCCTTTCCGCCTGATACCCCCTTTAGGGGGTATGG